TAAAAATTCTATGTTTACTTTATTTAAAGCCATTGACTCAATATGTTTATTTAAACGATCCGTGGTCTTGTACAAATCTTCCAACATCATATATTGCTCGCTATCTGCAGGCAGTGATCCCATTTGTCCACGTGGCCACTTGATTCTAAACTCTGTGTTTTGTTCAACGTCTTGTTCCATTATTTTAATCTTGGTGTCAGCAATATTTAAACGTTCAACCATCTGGAAATAACCCATGGTGCCGAGTGCTACGATAATTATCAAACTAGCAACCGTTTTCATAGGCATCTGCACTGCAGCGGATTCCGATATGGTTAATGGTTTTTTACTCATCATCTTTATTAGATGCAGCACCTAACGATGGCATCTTTGCTACCTTAATTTTAACAGCTCTTGTTATATCTTCTTTAACAGTGTCTGTATCTGGATTATTGATATCGTCCTCTGCTTCTTTATCAGAGTTATATTCTTTACCGGTTTTAGTATTTGTTAATGTAATTTCAGCTTCACACTTAACTACTGGTACTTTTTTACCATCTACCTCTATATACTCTACTGATCCTTCTTCTTTAAATGACATATATTATTCCCTATTTATTTGTAACACAGAAAGCACGATATGTAACCTATTTCCTGTGGCTGCTGTGGCCTTAATAATTTCGCTTTCTTGCAAGACTATAGGCTGCTCCAGCAGTTCTATTGTTGTATTGGCAGATATACCTTTAGTTTTAAATAAACTAAATACATTTGAAGATGCATCTGTCAATGTTAATGTTATAGTATCAGCGTTTCCCGAGTCCTCAGACACTAATATTGATTTTACTATACCTGTTGTTGATGCAGGAACTGTATATACTACAGTTTCTGAATTAGTAGTTAAGTCCTTTTTAGCGTTTGTAAATACGTTAGCCACCGATAAACCAGGACACTCGTTCCTGCTCCTGTTTTACTTCATCTAAAAATGTAGAATTTAATTGATCCTTCATAATAGTTAAAGCTCTGTTAATTTGTTTTTGGTTTGATACATCATATTCTTCTTTTGGTTCTGGTAATCTAATATTTATTTTAGTCATTATCTTCTACCATCTGGTTGTACATCTAATTTAAGAGTGCCAAATCTCCAAGACTCACTAGTTGTATCGTTCTCTATTTTAATATTTATATATCGCCCTCTAGCTCTAGTATCTTTTTTAATTGTGCTAGAGTTTATTGTAAAAGGACTTAATGCTGTGTTTGTTTGATTCTCTTGTGGGTATCGTTTTATACCTAACGTTACTTTTGCATTACCTGCCAAAGATTTAAAATCAGGCACAAATCTTCTCATTTTCATAAATACTTCACCAGCAAGAGCCGGAGCTACTGGGTTTCGAGATCTTTGTTCTATATCTATATCATATGATTTAATAAAAGATGTGACTGTTGTCGTTGATCCATTTGGATTTACTTGATCTGTCCCAACTTCATGTTCAAATAATGTTGTTTGTCCTAATCCTGACTCACCAACAATTACTGGAAACGTACCACTTGCAGACACATTATATTTAGTTGCAAAAGGTTTTGGATATATGGTTGCATCAACCCAACTAGTTCTTGGTTCTGTACCTGTATACCAAACACCACCCAACACTCTTGTTAGTGCTGATTCACCAAAATTAAGTACAACATATTTATCATTATAATCAGAACCTGCGCTTGGATACCACCAAATAACTTCTGTAAATAAATTATTTAATCCCGCAGTTATTTGTTGTCCTTTTGTTGTATCAATATTTTCAAATACATGGTCTTCAACAGTGCATGGTAATGATTTAACAGTACCATCGTACGCAAAAAAACCTTTTGCTGACAACCAATATGCAACACCATCAACTTCAACACATGCGTTTTTACCAATTAAACCACAGTTAGTACCTACTTGTTCAAAAGCAAATGTAAAAGGTGAACCAACAAACTTCATTGTGTACAAAGCATTATCAGTAAATATTAATATTGTTTCTTTAGCTTTTAATGCTCCTACTATTTTAGTTCCATCTTGTAATCGTTGTGTACCTGCAGTGTTAATTGCTGTAGGCGCATAATCATTTATATCCTCTTGATCTGAGAATCTAATAAACATATCATCTTGTGTTGTTGTATCACTAATAGTTGTTTCTGTTGCAAGATGGATTAAGTGTCTTGTTGTTGGTGATACTAGAGTAACTCTTGATGACGTCGGATTATTTCCTGTTGCAAAATTAGTTGTTGTTGTCGATGCCCGATTTGTAAGTGGAGATGCAGCACCACCATTCCAAGTAAATGTTTTACCATTTGCAATAGTTGCAATTAATACTTGTCCAAAATTATCTAATGACCATAGTCCAGGTTCTAGAGATACATCAGAAGCAGTTGCAGCTTCACCCCAGTTACCTGCACTCCAGCCATCAACACCCCAACCATAACCATATGTTTGTGCTCTTGGTCCTACAGGCTCGTAAGGCTTTAAACTTAAACTACCACCTGTTGATACTGTTCCACTAGCATTGCTGCTTTGTGTAATTGTAAATGTACCTGTTGTAGGCACTGTTATAACTTGAAAGTTTTTATCTTCAAAATCAGAATTACTAAAACCTGTACCACCTGGTAAAGTAACATTATCTAGTTGTACAATATCTCCAACAACTAAATTGTGTGCTGCTTTTGTAATTGTACATGTTGGTGATCCGTTTGTCGTTGCAATAGTTGCAGATGTTAGTGTTGTTTTTAGTGGTGTAATATCATGAAGTTTACCTTCAAAATATATCAACAAAAATTTGTCTGTACCTATGGCAACATATCTATTACCAGCTAAATCTGTAAAAGCATGCATAGCCCTTGCTACACCAACAATTGTATCTGTAACAAGCGATGACCAGCCTCCAACTTTTTCTGGTAGACCGTATCTAAATCTTACATTGTCAGAATCTACCCAACGGTTTTCTGCACCAGAGTCTGAAGATTGTTTGTCTATTCCTGGAAGAAATTTATACTCAACTAGAGCCATCGATTAGCTCCTATATTTTATCTTTGTATGCCCAACCTCTTGTTGCATTTACATAAACTAAAGTAAATGCTGCACCATTAGCACTAACAACTAAATTAGAAGCTGACCCTAAAATATTAGAACCATTTCTTGCAATTGTAAGATTGTTAGAGTTAACATTATTTCCACTATCAATGAATGTAACTTCATTACCAATAGCAGGTGACGCTGGTAGGGTTATTGTTACTGAACTATTAATACCACCTGAAGATGTGTCAACTAATAATTGATCTCCATCTACTGCAGTATATGCTCCGGGTACGGTGTAGTACCCTTTATTAATTAAACCTTTATTTACGTTAGTACCATCTGAATATACTAAAGATTTAGATCCAATAGGTAAGGCTATCCCGGTCCCTGATACCGTCTTAACTGTTAATGTATAATTATTTGATGTTCTAGCAGTAGAGTCTTCTACAATAAATACTCTCTCAGCAGAGTTAGGCATAGTTACTGTTCTATTAGCTGCTAAAGTTCCGGTAAGTTTAAAATATAAATTTTTACCATTTGATACAGCATGGTTTGATAATGCTAAAGCAACATCACTAGCTGCTACATCTATAGCAATATAGCCACTAGCTGCTTGTTCTAATATCTGTAAATTTGTGTTTGTAATTGTACCCCAGGTACCTGACTTTTCACCTGTTGTAATTAGTTCTAATTTTAAATCATTTGACGTACTTGATGCCATAATTCTCCTATGGGTTTAATGGGTCAATAGGCACCCATGTCCCCGTTGCGTTTGGATCTATATCGTTCCAAGATACCACATTAACAGTACCATTGGCAAGGTTAAATCTATTGCCTGTAACATTTGCTCCAAAGCCAATTGTTGTATTTCCTACAGAAATATTGATTCTATTACCATTTGGTAATACTACAACGTTTTGAATACCGACTCCGGCAAAAGTTGTAGCTGAAAACGATGTTGCTCCAAAAAACATATTACGGTATCTCCACCCAAGTTTGTGTTGCGTTCGTAGGCACTGCCTCCCACATTCTTAATGTTATATCAGATGTGCCTAACTCAAGCCCTTCACCAGAAGGTAACGCTTTTGCTTTAGCTAATACAGTCACATCACTTGTGCCTATGTTAAATCTCTTACCAGATACAATTGCAGTTGCATTTGCTTTAGCTGTTGCATTACCAAGAGCTACTTCAAAACCATTACCCGTAACAGATAAATTACATTTACCAATAATTGTAACATTACCTGTGCCGATATCAAATCCATTTGATGTGATTGTTGGTATGGCTCCAGCTTTTGTAGTAACTGTTCCTTTACCAACTTCAAAACCATTACCAGTAACTGGCACATCTTTAGGTATAGAAGCCTGAGCATTACCAATACCTAGTTCTAATCCATTGCCAGATAATACTTCTCTTGCTTTACCGATAATAGTTACACTACCAGTAGATATATTTACTCGATTACCTGTAACTGAAAAATTAGCGTCTCCAGATATTGTAGAGTTGCCAATGTTTACATTGATTCTTGATCCAAGAACATTAACGAATGCATTAGGATTAAAACCTACATCTGAGAAGGCTGCTGCCGAAAAGGGAGTAGCACCGAAATACATACGAGGTTACCTCGCAGTTGCTGGAATGTTATTAGTTCCTACTACTGGTGCTTCAGCAAATGCTAAACAAAGCACCTGACCAGTATGATTGTTAAAACTTACTCCATTTGATCTAATTTTAATACCATTTGAAAGTAAATCTATTTTGTCATCACTAGAAAGAGTTTCTGCATTTGTTGTTTCTGCTCTTAATCTATAATTTTGATCATTATATCCAAATCTTTTGTTGTCAAACATATGCCAATTTCCACTACTACCAGTTATTTTAAAAATAACGAATGCTGGTTTAAATCCAGTGTAAAGAAATGGACCATTTGAATTATTATTAGCAGTGTATGTAAAAAATTTAGAATAACCAGTTTTTTCTGCAAAACAATAAGCGATATATTCTGTTCCACTATAATTTTGATTTTGATTACTGCTTGATCCAGCTTTGAGTAATAATCTTCCAGCAGTTGTTCCTTTGTTTGGTGTTCCGCCAGTTGCGTTAGTTGTTAATCCAGAATTTGAATTTAACAAGAAACAATTATCTTGAGCATCTGTAACACCATTAATATAAACTAACCATTGAGTTGTAGTACCACCAGATGTTAATGGTTTTAAGAAAACTAATTTTAATTCTTCTGATAATCCAGTTCCTACCTCTTGATCACTATTTGATCCATTACCAGTCCATTTAACAATACTAAATCCAGCAGTAGTGTTTGCTGATACACTGGAATTTATATCACCATCTGTATTTGCTACAGCTGAGCCGCCACCTTTCCAGTTCCATGCAACTATGTTATTACCATTTTGATTTACTCCAGTATTACTTCCAACTGTAAATCCATCAGAACCAAAAGCTGTTAAAGAATTTGCGTCTGTTTCTTGAACTGCACTGTCATTTGGAAAAATTCTTTTAGTAACTCCTCTTATTACATCAAATGCTTGATGTCCAAGACTACCGGAATCTCTATTTTTAAACCATATCCAATCAGGTTGAAAGCCGACACCGGTTTGTGCATTTGAACTTCCAGTTCCAGTAAAAAGTTTAGTATTAAAATGATCTGTAGATTTATTAATTGTAGTATAAGCCATTATAAATTTAATCCTTTTGTTGATAACGCAGTATAGCCCGCTGGAACATCATACTCAAAAATTCCATTATTACTAGCATTAGTTCCTGCACTAGATACCGCTGTTGTTCCAAAATATCCATTACCAAAATTACATTCGTATGTTGCTGTCGCACCTCCAACATCAGTTAAATAAAAGAAGTAAGTTTCACCAGCAGTTATTGATATTGCACCAGTTCCTGTGCTTCCAGATGTAGGCACTCCACTATTTTGATATGTTCCATTTTTATGAAAATATAATTTTGAATTATCTAAATCCATAGCAATTCCTATTATATCTCCATCAGTATAAGTGTTGCCATAGGATGCACCTGAGTTGCCAGTAGCACTGCTATATTGTTTACCAGTATTTGCATAAACAAAACTATCTGATATTTGCGCTGAAAAGGTTGTACCTTGTCTAGCTTTTTCTGCTGGATCAAAAGTTATACCAACAGTACCCACTCCATTATCATCAGTAATTTTAATTTCAGAATAATATTTTCCTGATGATGCACCTAAAGTTGATGTTCCACCGAAATAACCTGGATCAGTATTCATCGTTATAGTTTTTGTATTTCCAAAAGAAAATGTCGGAGCATTAGATGTTGGTACATTTAGAGGATTTAATGTAGCAAAAACATTGCTTGGACAATCTTGTGTAGGTGTTAAAGTACCCGTAGCTGTCCAGTTGTTAC